AGCTTCCTCGATCCCACGAACTTCGAACACGTCCGGCGATTGCGTGTAGGTCTCGCTTCGGATCGCGTTTTCGATCTCCTCCCGCACCCCCGTATCGTCTTCACCCACCGGGGCGGGTTGGGCGAGGCACTGAGCGAGAGGCCCAGCGATTAAGTCGTCTGCATCCCACCACCAAGCGCAGTCTTGATTTTCGAATGCGCCGGTTGACCCGCTTCGGGCTTGAATGAAGCCCTTACGAATATCGAAAAATGCTTTCGCAACTGCCTCCCGCAGGCCCCCATCCCCCACCGATCCCCCTGTGGCGGCGCGAGCTTTTACGGCCTCGTATTGCTCCTGAATGCGGTCAAGCATTGTGCTGGCGTCGGGGACATCCCGTACGGGATCAAATGACGCGCGGTATTCGCCATCTAGGCCGACGCGGATGGCGGCATCCTGAACGCCCTCATCGTACCCATCACGCTTGCCGATCTGATAGCTTTCCTCTGCATCTTTCTCGGCGGCCTCGGCGCCCACCGATCCTCCTGTGGCGGCATCCGGCGTCTTGGGGGCTGCCGGGGTGAGGGTGGCCTCGGCAGCACGATAGCCGCTTGCGAACGGGGAAAACTGCGCCTGAATATGGGGAGAAGCATAGCCGCATCCGGTCTCCGACAGGCGAAATTCGCCTCCCGTCAGGCTCCAAGGGTCACGGTGCTGGCGATAGTTCTTTTCGAACGCTCTCCGAATATCACCCACCCCCGCCGCGACCGGCCCTTCGACAGCGGGTTGCGGGCTGGCGAGGGCGGGTAGAAGCGCGAGAACAGCAGTAGCGGCCTCCTCGATCCCGCGAACCTCGAATACGTCCGGTGATTGCGTATATGTCTCGCCTCGGATCGCGTCCTCTACCGCCTCCCGCAGGCCCGCCCCCTCGCCCTCAGGCGCTGTCAGCAGGAGCGCGGCGGCGTTGAGGGCGCCTCGGTCGGGCATGTACGGTTCCAGCTCCGCAACGACCCCCGCCTTCACCAGCGCATCGGCGAGCCGCTGTCCCTCGGGCGTCAACTTCGTATTCATCTCGTCCCCTCCGTAACTTGATCGCTCGTCAACCTACCACACGCCAGCAGTTCGTCAAACCGGGCGGCGGACGCGGCGTCCATGTACCAGCCGTGGTTCGGAACCGTCGTAATCGTCACGCCGGTCCCGGCGAGCTTCTTCCGGACACGGGTCATGTACACGTCCACGATATTCGCGCTCGTGGGGCCGCCATCGGCTCTCGTGCCGTACAGGGCCGCCCACATCCGCTGGCGCGTCACCTGTCCTGGCGACGCCGCCCTGATCGCCAGGGTCACGTTCTGCTCTGTCCGGTCCATCCGCAGCCCGGGCGGGAACACCGCCTTCGGGAGCAGCAGATCGCGCAGCTGCCGGTTCTCCTCGCGCAGGGTTTCGAGTTCTTCGCGTTCGGCGGCGGTCATCGGGCGGGCCTCGGGCGCACGATCCGGATTTCCGTGCCGTCCGTCCCGACCTCTTCTGCCGCCCCCTCCGCGATCAGCTCCCTCGCCGCTTCTACCTGCGATCTATCTCTCAGCGGTACGCGAACCACGCCGCCGTACCGCAGTGCCGATTTCAACTGTGCCTTCCTCAGAACAACGCCGGTCATATCACCCTCCCATCAAGCGGTTTGCCGAAAGCAGCCCGCACCTTCAGCACGCGGTCGATCCCGCGCTCGTCTCCCCGCAGCCGTGCGACATGCTCGACCGGACCGTACTTATCCATCAGCACCGCGCCGGCCGCGATGGCTTTCGCTTTCAGTGCCTTCGACACATCGAAATGCACCCACGACGATTTCGGCGGTCGCTGTATCCACCGGGGTAGTTTCGGGTCCAGAGAACGCGCGAACGCGATCAGCTCATCTTCTGTATCGGCCCACATGTGGCACATCTTCATCCTGCCATACGGCAGCTCAACATCGTCCACATACACGGTCATATCCGTGTGTCTCCCGTCACGATCCGCAGCTCGATCCTCTTCCGGCGCGTCGCCATCCCCTGCGGGATCGGACCACCCTTCACCAGCATTTCGCGGGGCGCTTCGAGCCGGTTCGCCTCGCCGCTGATCACCATCTCTTCCGCCGCCGCCATGATCGCGGGCGTGTCGCTCGTCACGACCACGATCTTCCCCGTCGCCAGCCGGACCCGCAACAGCTTCTTCTGGTACTCGATCTGCCCCGCCTTCAACTGCGCCGGGGCAGGGGCGCCCCGTCTCGGGGTCGGCTTCGTCTCGGCCGGGTTCCCGCGCAGCTTCTCGTACAGCCCTTTCGCCAGGATTTTATTCTCCACGGACGCGCGGCTGTTCGGGTGCATCACCTGCCGCAGTCGGGCGAACGCCTGCTTCAGCTGGTACGGCGAGGCGTCTTCCGGGGCCTTCGCCAGCTCCACGACATGCGCCAGACCCATCACATTCGCCCGCGCGCGGCGCTTCTGGCCGTCCAGCGGCGTCTTCATGAGGTACATCGAACGTCGGCGACTGGTCCGACTAGCGCGGTTCCTGGCGTGCGCGTGGTGGACCGCCAACTGGTAGGCATCCTCGGCCGCCGTGGACCCATCCATGGGCAGCGTCGTCTCGATTTCACCCTGCTCCGCGATCTCGGCTCGGAGGTGCTCCCTGGCCGCCTCGTACCGCCGCGACCGCCGGATAAACGCCTCCTCCCCGAGCGCCGTGTACGGGCTCTCGACGTGGACGAGTTCGTACATGAAAACCCGCCTAACTCCTAGAAAAGCACAGGTTCTTCCCCCCGGCGGCACCCTGCCGGCAAGGATGTGGGCGAGGCTCGGACCGGTCATCCCGAGCGCCCGAGCGAACGCCGCCGTATCGTCGTACGAGAGGCTGGCCTTATGCAACTCATCCGTGATTGACGCCTCGTCAAACAACCTTGGTGGATACATTTCACTACCTCGTTTCAATGACTTAGGGGAGGTTACTCAGCTGCGGATCATAAAAATCAATGACTTAGCCCCCCCAATCGATGAGCTTTTGCGTGCTACAACGGGTGCTCGAAGACCCCCTTAGAACCATATACATCGACGGGTTTTCTTATAGGTTGTCTACCCTACTAGGCATACCTACATAAAAACCAGTCAGTGTACACTGTTTTCTAAATAATTTGTTTTCTAGGAGTCATTCGAAGGAAGATTATTAAGATATTGAAAAGATTGATGTTTTGCTGAGCAACGCTGTGACGCCCATTGAAATCATTGAGGAAATCAATTTCGATGTAAGTGTGGTAAAAATGTCACATCTCTTACCGACCGACTGGTCGGTTTGGGAACACTGTCCTGTTGATCGGGCGTCAAGTTTGTGGTGTGGTGGTGGGGTTGATGGAGGGGTGATGATGGTCAGAGTTGATGTGACGGCCGAGGTTGAAACCGATGCGGTCCTTGGTGCGCTCGGCGGCGACGTAAACGACGCGGCTGAATTTCTGGTCGAGTTCGCGGATGTCTGGACGGAGCAGGGGTGGGAGAATTTGGCCGCTGCGTGCCAGCGTTCTTTCAGGGCTGAGACGTATGAGGCTCGCGCCAACCTCCGCCGCCTCGGCGAACTCCTGATCGAGGCGAGCAAGTGATCGCCCGGCTGGGAATGGCCCTTGGATGCGCCCTGGCGGCCATGGCGGCTGTCGGGCTTTCATGGGGCCTCGGCTATGTTGTCGCGCATTTGGCCCTCTGGCTGGGGCTCGGGCTCGGTGGAGCGCTCATGCTTCTGGTATGGCTGATCCTCGTCGGCGCGGCGTTCGTATGGGGGTGGACCTATGACCGGTGAAGATGTGAAGGCTCGCCTTGAGAGGATGGCTGCAGACCCCGTAGCGTTCTGGGAAGACCGTGGGCTGGCTCTGACCGAACGGGGGCAGTCGGCGCTCCGCCGACGCGCACGGCCATTCCCGCGCCCGTCAGCGCCCAAGCACACTCCTGCCGGCCTCAAGCCGATGATCGACCTGATGCAGCGGGCCAGGGACCGCGAGACGTATGGAGGGGCGACCGATGACTGAGTGCTGGCGGAACGTTTATGACAGCGGAGATGGCGCTGCTGTCGTTGGCTGCATTTCATTCGATACTCGAGCCGAGGCGGAACGAAACGCCGGCTTCTGTCTTGCTTTCCGCATCCACGTCCGCCTCAAGCCCGAAGGCGCGCCGAAGCGGTATGCGAGCGCGAGGGAGCGTCGATTGTGGGAGGAACTGCCCGAGATCATGGTGCGAACGGCGGATGGCAAGGTGGCTCTGTTATGACCGGCCTCGTGGGATACGGAAAAACGCTGGAACGCATCTGCAAGTCCGGTCGGATCGTTCTCAGGACCCTTACGGAAGAGGGTCAGGTCTGGACAATCGACGGCGTTTGGCCGGCGCTCAACGGACCCGCGTGCGTCAAGCTTGTTGAGGCCGGCGCACTGCTCGCCAGAGAGCATTCGCGCCAGTCGTTCGAACTTGACCAAGAATGGCTGCGAAAGTATCAAAAACTGTCGCCACACAACCGACCCGGAGGGATCATGGCACATGTCAACGAGATCATGGGCAAGCGCGTGAAATTCACCAGCGGCCCGAACTGCACGCCTTACGAGGGCGTGGTCTGTGGCCCGCAGGAAGGCCGCCACGTCCCCGTGAAGGACGACGCGGGCAAAGTCCGCAAGGTCTTCCCCGGCTGCTGCACCGTCATCGGCTGATGATCAGCCCCGCCCTCGCCGGCGGGGTTTTCTTTTGCGCGGCGATGTGTAGATTGGTGGATGCCCCTCGGGGCGCTGTGCGCGCGGTAGCTCAAAGCGCCGCTCGTATGGATTGAGCCCCGGAAATGCGTTTGGACGCGCCGGGGCTCTTTCATTTTCAGAGGGGGATTGAGATGACCGAGAAGCCGTTCATTCCACGCGGGCGTCTGGCGATGCGCCAAGAGCACGTCACGCACCGCCACACCGATGGCACGGTCACGTTCTCGGACCGGACGGCCTCATTCGTGCGGACGTACCATAACGCTTCTGTGATGTCAGAGACGGTGTGCGGGACGGCCCTGGTCGTTCTCGTCACACCCTCGACCGTCGTCACTTGGGACCACCTGCCATGACCAGCCCGCTCGCCAACATCGAGGCCGAGGAACTCCTCGACGTACAGCTGACCGACCTGTCCGAGACGGAGCGCCTGTTCGTCATGGCCTACATGCGGACCCGGTCGGCAACGCGGGCCCTGCGCGAGACCGGCGTCGAGCGTGCCGCAGCCACGGCGCCCCAGATGCTCAAGCGCGAGCGCGTGCGGACCGTGATCGCGGCCCTCACGGCGCGCCGGATGGAGCGCCTTCAGGTCACGCCGCAGAAGATCGAGGAGGAGCTTGCCAAGGTTGCGTTCGCCACTCTCGGGGCCGTGATGCGCATTCAGGAGGATGGCACGGCGTACCTCGACCTGAGCGACGCGGACGACGTGACCCTTGCCGGCCTGAAGTCGTTCAAGTGCGAGATCGAGCACAAGCCCGGCGACGACCCGGACAACCCGAAGGCGGTCCTGAAGATGGAAGCGCACCTGTGGCCCAAGGTCGAGGCCCTTGGAAAGCTCGCGCAAATCCATAAGATGATCTCGGGCGACACGCAGGTTGCGGTCACGGTGGACGTGGCCGACGTGCTGCGGGCGCGTAGACGAGCGGCGGCGGGATTGCCGCCAGCGGAGGGGAACTGAGATGACGGACGAAGAATGGAAGGCCGAGTTCGTGCGCGAGATGTGCCGACAGGCCGGGTTCGAACACTTCGATGACGGGACCGCAGTCGAGGAATACGCGAACGACGTGGCGCAATCGTACTGTGACACGCGCGACGAGTACGATACGCCCGGCGATGCTGCCGAGGCTGATATCAGCTATTGGGGTGAGGAATGATCGTCTCCGAAGGCGGCACGATCCTCGCCATCGACACGACCGGCGGCATGGTCTTGTTCGAGGGCCCGGACGGCAAGGTCCAGACCGTCCACATCAAGCAGTGGTTCGGTGTGAACGGAAAGCAGGTCTCGGGGCCCGAACTCGCGCTCACGTTCGCGTTCGAGGTGGACGGCTTCGACCGGCACGGCATCCCCGTTACGCAGCGATACGACGGGCGCCTGGAGGGCTTGGGCGCGCCCATCCCCCGGAACGCTGACGGCTCGTTCGGCACACGCCGGGCGAGAGAGATGAACGAGCGTGTGATGCGCGACTATGGACGTGATCTCGGTTGAGCGAACTATCCGACCACGATCTCGCAATCGACATGGCGGACCTGTGGGACAATCCCCTCGGGTTCGTCCTGTACAACTATGGGTGGGGCGAAGGTGATCTCCTACATCATCCGGGACCGGACGTCTGGCAGGTCGATTTCCTCGCTGAGTGGGGCGAGGATATACGGCGACGGGGATTTGACGGTTCACGTTCAGTACTACCCATGCGGTACTCAACGCGGGCAGGCCATGGTGTGGGCAAATCTGGCCTCGTGGCCTGGATCGTTGACTTCATCCAGTCCACACGCCCGCACAGCAAAGGCATCGTAACCGCGAACTCGTCGCCGCAGCTGGAAACTAAAACGTGGTCCGAGATCGGCAAGTGGCACAAGCGCGGCCTGACGCAGCGGTGGTTCAACTTCTCGGCCAGCAAGGGCAACCTGCGCCGCGTGCACAGGCAGCACCCCGGCACATGGCGGTGTGACGCGATCCCGTGGCGGAAGGAGACACCCGAAGCCTTTGCCGGCCAGCACGCGGTCGATAGTACCTCGTACTACATCAACGACGAGGCGAGCGCGATCGAGCGCAACATCTTCGAGACGCAAGACGGCGGCCTGACGGACGGCGAGCCGATGCAGTTCTTGTTCGGGAATGCCACGCGAAACAGTGGGTATTTCTACGACACGCACATGAACAGCAAAATCCGCAGGCTGTACCGCTGCTTCAAGGTGGACAGCCGCGAGGCGCGTATCCCAAACAAGAGCAAGCTCGCGGAGGATGTTGAGACTTATGGCGAAGACAGCGACTATATTCGCGTCAAGATACGCGGTGAGTTCCCTCGCCAAGCGACGGACCAGTTCATCGCGACGGAAGATGTGGAAGCGGCTCGCAAGCGCGAACCTCTGTCAAATATTACTGACCCCCTCATCTATGGCGTCGACATCGGCCATACTGGAGGCGACGAAACAGTCATCTACCGTCGTCGTGGCAACGACGCTCGTACGCTACCGCCGGTCATCATGCGGCCGGAAGGTGGGCGCAAAGACTGGCTGATGTTCGTGGCCGGCAAGATCGCAGAACTCGCACTCGTGGATATGCCCGATGCAATATTCATTGACGGCGGTGGCGTCGGGGCCGGAGTTCCGGAGCGCCTTGAGCAACTCAATGTTCCTGGCGTGGTGCCGATATATTTCGGGGGAAGGTCTCCTTCAACTAAATATGTCAACCGTGGCTCATATATGTATGGATGCACGAGGGAATGGATCGAAGGAAACGGGGCGCTTCCTGACGATGACATTCTACAAGTCCAGTTGACAACCCGCGAATACTTCTACCACGACGTGAAAAATGCGATCATGCTCGAAAGCAAGGATGACATGCGCAAGCGCGAGGGAACGACCGGCGGCGGCCATGCCTCGCCGGATCGCGCCGATGCCCTGGCGCTCACGTTCGCCATGCCGGTCGGTCCGCGCGAGGTGAAGAAGACCCGTGCGGAGTTCCACCGCGAGCCTATGCAGGACACGGAAGACGCGGTATATCGGCCGAGCGTCTAGGGGGACAGCGCGACACGCCGAAGTTGGGGGCGAGATGTCGCGTTTCACGGATCAAACTACGCAGCCGGCGATCAAGCGCCAGACGAACGATGGCCCCGTGCGGAACCCGACTTTCGAGCCGTTTCGCCGTCTGCTGCTGGAAATCCTCGGCGAGCTTGGTATCGGTCCCGGCACGGGCGGCGGCGGTGGGCCGACCACGATCACGGCGGCGCAGATTTCGGACGCAACCACGAGCGGGCGGGCTGTCATCACCAGCGCGCCGGCAGACGCGCGGGCGGCTCTCGAACTCGGCACTGCGGCGACGAAAGCTATCGGCGTGTCGGGCGGCGTCGCAGCGTACGACGACCCGCGCATTGGCGCAGGTGGCGGAGGCGGCGGCGCGCCCTCGACGGTGACCGCGTCCCAGATCAGCGATGGGTCCACGTCGGGCCGGCAAGTGCTGACGGGCTCGCCATCTCAAGGGCGCGATGCTCTTCAAATTGCGGCAACCGTCGTTCAGCGTGGCGACAACACCTTTCCTGGCCCGAACTTCGCCACCTACACCACGGCTTATGCCGGGGTCACGGCGGACGTGGGCGGGCTGCCACTGACGTGTAGGGCGGGCGGCGATACGGTCGGCGTCACCGATGTCATTCTTGGAACCGTTGACCTCCCGTATTCGGGCGGAAACCCGCGCGGTATTCATGCGGCTGGCGTCGCGGGGATCGCTCGCACGGCTGATCCGAATATGGGCGCCGTCGGCGTGTTCGGTGCTGCCATGGCGAACGCGGCACCCGGTCGGGTGTCGCAGGTGTTCGGCGCCAATTTCGTCGTCACCAATAAGCCGACCCTCGTTCCGAACGTCCCCAACCAGGGTCTTAGCAACTGCGAGTTGTATGGCGTCGAGATCGATGTTGCATGTGAGAGGCTTGCGAACGGCTCCACGCCCACGAACACCCACATCCGTGGAACATGGACCACTGGCAACTGTGAGGTGCAGCCGGACGGGGCCTTGATCGGGCATTACGTCGGGTTTGCCGGCGCCTTCAATCAGGTCCCATGGAAGCAAGCTTTTCGATGCATCGACGGCGGCGCTGACACATCGCTTATGGCCGGGTTTCAGCCGGGCAACGGCGCGGTTGGCTCTTCGCCCATTGTCATGCGCTCGCGCGATGGATCGAATAACGTTCGCGAGGGCAAGATACAAACCGACCCTAGCGGTAACATCGTAATCGGGCCGGGCGGCGGTGCCGCCGTCGCACTGGCGCCTAATGGCGTGTCGTCGGCATTCATCCTAAACGTTAGCAGTCTGAACGTTTCTAGTAACGCCGGCGTCGGCGGTAATTTGACTGTTAATGGAACGACCACGTCAGGTAACGTTACGACTGGAACGCTAACTGCGAATACTGGTGTTACAACGGCTGGCATCACGGCACAAAACGCAGTGTTTTCCACAAATATCAACTATAAGGGCAAAGATGTTCAGCAGGCGCCAGGAAACGCTATTCCTGGCGGATTTAATGTACTTATAGTGCAGGCGTAGTCATGATTGTTCTTACGACAGTCGAAGACAGGCTTGCGTTTGAGATCGGGTGTCAGGTTCTTGCCCGTCATAGACTAGAAGTCCAGGCGGACGCCCTCCGTGCCCGCATCGCTGAGTTGGAAGCTGCACAAGCCGCGCCCGCATCGAAGAAAGAGGACTGACCCATGGGACTGCGCGACTACCTTCGGATCGGACAAGTCGGTCAGCTTCCCGTAGCGGGTGACGATGTGCCTCTCGTGGCGGTCGTCAACCCGGACGGCACCGCGATTGCGGGCGGCAGCGGAGGCGGCTCGTCCGGCGGGTCGGTCACGGCGCCGGGCACGGCCGGAACGCAGGCCCAGACGATCCAGGGGAACGCGGCGGGTGTGCCGGTGCCGGTGTCGGGCGCGGTCGCCACGACGACCACGCAGCGCGCCACGATTGCCGAGGGCGGCGGCACGACGAGCGGCACGGTGGGCACGGCGACGCAGGTTCTCGCCGCCGACGCGAACCGGAAGAAGTTCGAGTTCCAGAACCTCGGCACGGCGACGATCATCCTGCGCGTGAACGTGGGCGCGGATGGTACACCCGCCGCGACGGGAACGCCGACGACGAAGCGGATGATCGCGGTCCCTGCCGGCCAGCTGTACGTCACGGAGGCCGACACGCTGTGCACGGGGCTGGTGTCCGTCGCGTCGGGCACGGCGTCCGTCCCGTACTCGTATCTGGCGAGCTGACCCATGGCGTTCCGGTTCGGCACGCAGCGGTCCCTCGGGCTGCCCATCGGCGGCGGTGGCGTGATCCTGAAGCCGCAGGACGTGTTCGCGAGTAGCCCGTATACCGTGGCGACAGCCAACACCTCTCAGAACGTCGCCAACGGCGTTGATCTTCTCGGGCGGGGCGGGTTGGTCTGGGAGAAGAA